GATTCGAGGGGAGGGCGAACCTCCCCTCCATTTCCCTTACTCTGTGATAAGGTCGTCCAGTTCAAGGTCGGTCAACAGCTCCTTGACTTTCGCCTTGAGAACAGCAGGGACGGACGCATAAGTGCGCTTGCCTTTGATAATGAGTGCCACATAGATAACCGCCATTTTCTCCACCTCCTTTCGGTGAATAATACATAAACAGTAATCGAAAAATCGGATTACCATTTATTCCTCCAACAGCTTCTCAACGGCTTCCTTGAGCTGTGAGGGAACGTCGTCAATCGTCTTGATACCTTTTCTGATAAGTGCCGCATAAATCTTAGCCATTATGAATTACCTCCTAAAATCATTTCGTACACTTCTGCGAGTGCCACCTGTAAATCGGTAATGTTCTCTGCCGACTTTTCTTCTTCTGACTTCTCATGGAAAGCAAGGTAAAACGTGCCGTCAGACCATTCCATTTGCTGTGTGAAAACCATGTCCTTGTACTCGGTTTCCGTTTCGCCGTCAGAGACGGTCATGGTAGAGAGGTTGTCCGTGAAAATGCTCTCGTCAACCTTGGTTTTGCTGACGTAGTTATCGCCGTTCTTTTCAAGGTCGGTGATTTTCTGACCGTCAGCGAGAGTGATTGTGTAGCTCATAGTGTTACCTCCTTTAATTGTGAGAACAGTTCTTTCATGTTCTCTTTCTGCTTGTTGCTCATAATCTTGTAATGATTGTCAAACCATGCGTTGAACCAGTTCGTGAAATCCTCCGTCGTCATTCTCGGAGCGAGCTTCTTCATCTTGCGCCGCATGACGGTGAGCCGCTTCGGATTGATTTTCTGTATCACCCTGCCCGTATCGGTGAGCGAATACTGAATTTGCAGAAACCGCCACAGCTCGGAGAGCTTGCAAATGTGGGTTTTCTTTTCGTTTATGGTGATACCTACGCTTTTCGCAACCTCCGTAACGTCTGCCAGCAGTTCCTCCAAATGCTCGTGGCTTTTATGGATAACGTAACCGTCGTCCATATATCTGCCGTAGAACGGCTCGCCCCGTACAATCTTGATATAATTGTCAACGGGTATCGGATATGAAATCCCTGCCGTCTGCGCCACTTGGTCGCCCACATATAGGTGCTTTCCCATAAACTTCTCGCCCGTGAGTAACCGTTTGTCGATTTTCTCATACTCAAGCGAATTGAACAGGGCGTTAAGGCAATGCTCATATTCGTACTCGTCCATATACGACACATCTACTCTGGAACGGTCAATCGTCTTATCCAACAGCCACAACGCCGTCTCGTCCTCAACATACGTTCTGAAAAGGTCTTTCAAAACGCTGTGCAGGAGATTGTCGTAATACTTCGAGAAATCAAACAGGGCGATATGTCCCTCGTTCGACCCATTCAGCATATAAAACCTGTGGAGGTGACGAAGCAACCGTTTACGGGTGAAATCAATCCCTTTCCCTACCAGACTTGCGCCGTTGTCATAAATCAGATACTTTCGCATGACTGGATTCAACACCTCGTCACAGAGGGCGTGTTTCACAATCCTGTCCTGTATCTGCTCACCTCTAATAACCCTCGTCTTTCCCCGTTCGTGGATAATAAACTCACTCGCTGGGAGAAATTCATACTTCCTGTTCATCAACTGTTTCTGCATTTCTGATAATGACAGCAGATAAGTCATTTCAAATTTTTGTACCTGTGGTTTCCAATCACTACCTTTTTCAGCTCTGCGGAAAGCGTCGTAGAGCGAATTACCATTAAATATGTCACGCTGATAACCATTTCGCCCATTACAGGCACGCTCGTAAGCGTCGGTGTCGTGTTTAGTATTTACCGTTGTCACGGAGGGACAATTTCTCCTTTCTTTGTCTGGGAAACGGTCTAATGCCGCAGATTTTCATTCCCAGAATCGAAATCGGGGCGCACGCCATTAGAATTACTGGCGTTGTTGTAGTTCGCATTCCCGTTGTTGTTCACATTGGCGAAATTGGAAGCGGTATCAGAAATTGCCCCCTTGAATTTATTGTCTGACTTGCGCCAGCCTTTAATGAGGTTGATTTCTGTCTGTATCATTTCACCGAACGGCAGATACTTGTCTACGTCAACAGGGAGCGTTTCGATAGCGTACTGCAATTCCTGTGTAAGTGCATAACACTCACCGATTGCCTTATCTTGATAGACCCTGCGCTCGATAAGTTCCTCCATGTACATGGGGTAGATACTGTTTGCCCGATAAACGTAAGAGGTGATAGCTCGCAAGCTGTCTACAATCGCCTTGCGCTGGTCGATAATAAACCATGCGCTGAACGCTTCGTCACGCTGTTTTCTTCTGTCATACTGGACTTTCTCTGCTTCGCTCAACTGCTCGTAAGTTCTGCCGCCGAACTTTTTCTCAAGGGATTTTAACGCCTTGTGTTCGCTGTAACCGAAATCACGAAGAAGCAAATCCGTAATGTCTTTTCTCATTTTGTAGAGATGGTGAAATACCTCGAATTGAGAATCTTTTCGTTTGCTCTTTAATACAGACATAATTTCAACTTACCTCCTAATGCGCCCCACAAGGGGGCGCAGATTTAAGATACACAGAAAGCGGGGCGCACGCCACTAGAGTGACTGGCGTAGCTGAAGTCCGCACTCCCGCCGTGGTGCACAATGGCGAAATAGGAAGCGGTAATAACGTCCCTCAACCACCAGTTATTTCTGTTACAAATCCTGCTCGGCTCATGCTGGAACAGCGGTAACTGCGACTTCTCGACCCTGTAATTTGCAGGAACACTCGACCCGCTGGAAACAGGACTGAAAATACCAGACCCGTAAACCATTTGCTCGTTCATCAAATCCACCTCGGAATCGCACCACGCACCAGCGGAAGCTCTGCCGTCCGTCACGGCGTTTGTCAGATAGATACGGTGAGAGAGGACGTGTCCGCTGAACGCCGTCTTGATAGTGGTTTTTGCCGTTGCAAGGTTCGCAGTGTACATTTCCGAACCGACATAACCGCCTGTCGTAATGTTCGTGCTGTTCATCTGCGCATTATACAGACAGGTATCGGGAACGACGACAATGTGGTGCTTTGTGGTCTGCGTATCGCCGCAATTCAGATAATAATCAAACGCCGCAATACGGTAGTTCACGCTGTTAATCGTCCAGTAGTCGCCGATATACAAATCCTTGAACGTACCAGCGGAAATCGCCGCATACTGCGCCGAGGTCACGGACGTTCCCAGATACTTGCCCCTGTAAATCGCATTGTGCGCCCCTGCGTTATCGAACAGGAGCGGCGCAACTTTCGTCTCCGTGTCCTCTACGGTCTTTGCCTTGAAATTGGCAAAGGTCATTTTCTTCAACCCTGTACCGTCATGCACCAGTACAATGTTGGAATCGGCAATCGTTGTAATAGCGTCAAGCTCGGTTGCCTTTTTGGTTTCAATGCTAATAGCACTCATTTTGTTTTCCTCCTTTAAGCTGTTTTAATTTTCCAGTCTGCCACAATAGCGTTGCCCTCATCGTCCACCAGCAAATCAGTAGCGGTATCAACCACGAGCGGAGCTGTGAGGTCGTTTTGGATAACCATGTACTCAAGATTGCCCAACTTCTCGTCAAGCTCTGTAATCTGGTTCTGTAACGCCCCAGCAACGTCGGACGACAACTGGTCTTTAATTGTGGCAAACCATGTGTCGAACGCCGCTTTTTGCGTACTCTTATACGAAGTCATGTCCGTCTCGAAGTCCGACTTGATTTCAGAGATAGAAGATTCTCCCTCTGATTTCATAGTGTCGAGGTCGTCCGAGAACGTGTTGTACTTCGTATTGGCATTTGCCCTCGCCGCTTCAATAACCTTGTCACCCTCACCCAAGAAAAGCGTTTTCTGGGTATCGAAATAGGTCTGGAACGCTTCGTACAAATCCGTGCCGTTCTCCACCATGCTCATAATGGTGTTGAGTGCTTCGTTCATACGGTTAGCGTCTGCCGCACCGAAAAAGGATTTTTCCTTATTGGTGTAAGTGGTTACGTCTTGAAAAGATACCGTACCGTCGTCATTGTCAACCTGTGTATACTTTTTCAAGCCGCTCCATA